GGCCATTGCTCGATCTTGTCTGCAAACCAAGCGGTGCTCATGGTGCGGCCTCCGTGCCGACCAGTCTCTCGTTGCGCACATCATCAAAGGTCTGGCCAGTGGCCAGCAGGGTGACGGGCGCGTCGGGGTGGTTTTGCTGGAAGCGACGAACCGCCACGTCCACGTACTGCGGCGCGATCTCCACGCTGCGGCACACCCGCCCGGTGCGCTGCGCCGCCAGCATCGTGGTGCCGCTGCCGCCAAAGGGCTCGAACACGATGTCGCCCGCGTTCGTATAGGCCAGCAAGATGTGTTCGGGCAGCGCCACCGGGAACACGGCCGGGTGGTCGATGTCTTGCCCGATCTTGCCCTTGTGGCGCATCACGCGGATCACCGAGTCGGGAATCCGGGTGTCCTGGGTCGGCAGCCCTGTGTGCGTCCAGCCGCCGATCTCGCCGTCCTTGCCGCGCATGGCAGATGAAGCGCCGTCAGCACGCAGATGCAGCGACTGGCCAGCGTGCTTGCAGGGCACGATCTTGTTGGGCTTGCGGCTGGCGCGGTTGAAGTGAAAGACGAACTCAAAACTCGGCGCGAGCCGCCCCGCCCAATCACCCGGCATGCCCGGCCCCTGATCCCAGACGTACCAGGCAAAGCGCCGCCAGCCTTGGGTGCGCATCCAGTCCAACCACGCTTCCCAGTAGGGGATGAACTCGTTGTCGCGGTGGATGAGGCCAAGGTTGACCAGCACCTGGCCGCCGTCGGCCAGCGGCAGATGGGCAAACACGCCGCGCATCAGACCCTCCCAATCGCCGATGCCGCCGCTGGTGTAGTCGCGCTGGTTGCCGTAGGGCGGGCTGGTAAAGCACAGACTGGCCCGCTCGCCCTGCATCAGCGCCGCCACCACAGCCGGGGCGGTCGAGTCGCCGCAGATCAGGCGGTGCGCGCCGATGGCCCAGACATCGCCTGGCTGGGACACCGGCACCACGGGCGCATCCGGCACTGCGTCGGCGGCGTCCGCTTCGTTGGCATCGGGCCCTTGACTGGCGTCATCCGCTTCGTCCTCGTCGGCGAGCAAGGCCTTGATCTCAGCATCCTCGAAGCCGGTGAGCGCAAGCTCAAACCCGGCCTCGTGCAGCTCGGCCAGTTCCAGCGCCAGCAGTTCCTTGTCCCAACCGGCATCAAGCGCCAGCCGGTTGTCGGCGATCACGTAGGCGCGGCGCTGGGTCGGGCTCAGATGGTCCAGCACCACCACCGGCACCGCGTCCAGTCCGAGTTGCTGCGCAGCAGCCAGTCGGCCATGCCCGGCCACGATCACACCGTCGCCACCCACCAGAATGGGGTTGGTGAAGCCGAACTCGACGATTGATGCGGCGATTTGCCCGATCTGCGCTGCCGAGTGCGTGCGCGCATTGCGGGCGTAGGGCACGAGCTTGGCGGTGGGCCATTGCTCGATGCGAGAGGACTGCCAAGGCTCAGACATGGATCAGACCCGGCACGTACACGGTGCGGCCCTGCACCCGCTTGGCGGTGAGCAGTTGCGTGCGCTCTTGCGGCAAGGCCAGCGCCAGATGCGCCCAGCGACCGAATTCGTGGATGATCTGCACGCAGGGCAACTGCAACTGCTCGGCGCGCTGGCAGACGGCCAAGGGCGTGAAGCCGGGCACGATCAAGTCGGCCGCACGCCCTTGAATGTGGTGGCTGCGCGTGCTGCCGCCCACGGCGCGGTTGAGCGCCAGCGAGCGGTAGCCGGAAGTGATCACCACCGGCCGCGCCAAGCTGGCGCGCAAGGGTTCGAGCACCCGCTGGCACAGCAGGCGCAGCTGGTCGATCACCTCGGGTGTGGGCTCGTTGGCAATGCCACGGCGTGCCGCCGTTTCCGAGACCACCAATTCAGCCAATTCAAAGTGCGGGGACAGTTGCATGTTTGACTCCAAGGGTGCGCGCCGCGCGCGCTGACGCAAAAAAACCGCCGGGCTTGCTCGCCGGGCGGGTCGGGGTGTGGATGGCAGGCGCTCTGTGCCGTAGCGGGTCACCGCGTCTGGTAACCGGGTGGTAACCTGATTTTTGGGCCTGACGCTAGGGCAATGTCGGGCGTCCCCCACCAGCATCGTTTCAATGCCGGGAAGGACCCGTTGCGTTTCTGGTGGGGCCTCAATCGAGGCCGCTGTCCAGAACATAGCCCAAATAGTACCTCCGAATGGGCTGTTTTGTTGCAGGGTGTGAGGGCACCGAAACGGACAAACGGGGCAAAGCGGAGACCAAGGCGGCAGGCGTTGCCCTAGGTGGCCTTCTGGTTTGACGGCGCATCCGATGCCGCAGCATTCAAGTTCTGCGCCACGGTCGCCAAGGCCCGCTGCCAGCGTCGCCACGCCGTGCTGCGGTCGCAGGCAAAGCGGATCGTGATCTCGCGCCAGCCGTAGCGCTTGGCGCGCATCCACACCAGGTGGCGTTGCTCGACCTCCAGCCATTGCATCCAGCGCATCGCCTCCAGCATCCGGTCAATGGCCTCGGGGCTCGGCGGCAAGGGTCGGTACACCTGCTCGTCGGCAGCAAAGGCTTCCCACTCCTGGCGCGCAAAGGCGGGCCAGCAGTTGAAGTAGCCCTGCACACGCACGGGAGGCAGGCGCTGACCGGTGCTGGCAGCCTGCGCAAAGCGTGCGGCCACATCGTCTGATGTCCACTCAGCCATGTCGCGGCCCTCCCGGCCCGTACAGGCGCTCGCCAATGCGTCGCACGAACTCGCGCTCAAGGAAGTCCAGACGCTCGTCGGACGCATTGACCACCAGGATGTGCTGTTCGCGCCAGCCACGCTCCTTGATGGCGTCCAGATCGGTGGCCTGCGGTTGCAGTCGCCCAAGGGGGCAGCGGTATTGGGGGGTGGGCACTTTCACGTCACACCTCCTGCGCTTCGATGGCCCAGTGCAGCAGCGCCAGGGCATCGGCCTCGTTGTCATCGGCCGGTTGGTATCCGCGGGTGCGCACAGAGGCGATCATGTCCGCCTTGCCCGCATTGCCCTTGCCGGTGGCGTGCTTCTTGATCGTGCCCACCGGCACGCCCTGGTACGGGATCTGGTGGTGCTCGCACCAGGCCGTGAGCGTGGCAAGGAAACCGCCGTAGGCGTGGGCAGCATCGGTCGAGACGTGGCGGCGCACCTCCTCGAAGTGCAGGCGGTCGATGCCGTCGCAAGACTGCTTGATCTCGGTGAGCCAGCGTTTGAACCTGAGATAGCGCATGCCGCCGCCTTCGAAGCGCTGCGGCCGGAAGCTCTCGGTGCCGCTGGTGATATGGCCGTCGCTGCCGCGCAGCGCCCAGCCGGTGCTGCTGCCCAGATCGAGGGCGAGGAGGGTGAGGGTGGTGCTCATGGTGTCAATCCTTGTTTTGGGTGGACTGACGCAGCGGACGCAGCTTGACGTAACTTTCCATGAGGCGCGCGCGTATGCGCGTATAGAGAGTTACGTGCAAGAACGTCAGCTGCGTCAGGCGGAGTGGTTTCCAAGGGGGTCAGTTGTCCGCGTAGGGGGTGTAAGCGGCTGTGTGCGGGTGTTTCAGACCTATGCCCTGAAACCCGCGCACGCCTGCGCTGTTGCGCCATTTGTCCAGTCCGCGCGTGATGAGCAGATCGGAGAAGCGCCGCTGCGCGCCGATGAATTCGCCCGAGGCTTCAGCCCACTGCTTCCAGTCGGTGAACAACTCGGCGGTTAGCGACTTGGCGTTGGGCTCGCGCACGCAGCGCTCATCGAGCCAGCGGCCCAGCGCGTCCTCGGATTCGAAATATTCTTCCGTCGCGGACTTCACGCTGGCAGGCGGCTGCAAGCCCTCGCGCTGCCACGCCAGGCATCCGGCCAGTGCCCAGGCCAGAATCCCATCGCGCTCGGCGAGCAGTTTTTCGGTCAGGCGGGTATCGCGCCGCTCGGGTGCAATCGTCACCGTGAAGGGGATCATGTGCATGCGCCGCTTCATCGCTTCGTCGATGTTGCGGATGGCGGGCTTGTGGTTGCCGACGATCACTGGCTTGAACTGCGGCGTGTACTCGAAGAAGTCCTGGCGCATGAAGCGCGCGGAGATCTTGTCGCCGCCGGTGATGGCCTTGACCTTGGACTCGTTCAAGCGCCGCCCTTGCTCGGTTTCGATGGCCGTCACGAAGCGCGCGCCGCGCAGGCCTGCCAGATCGGTCGGATGGCGTTCGCCACGCGTTTCGACGAAGGTGTCCATCGACGCGGTGGCGGTGTAGTCGCCCAGGATGGTGCTGATGACGTTGGCGAACACGCTCTTGCCGTTGGCCCCGGTGCCGTAGAGGAAGAACAGCGCGTGGGCGCTGGTCACGCCGGTCAGGCAATAGCCGACCATCCGCTGCAGGTAGGCCTGCAGGTCAACATCACCGCCCGCGATGTCGGACAGGAAGGCCCTCCATTGCGGACAGTCGCCGCCCGGAGTGGCCGTGGTGATCTTGGTCATCCGGTCATTGCGCTCGTTGGCGCGCTTGCGACCGGTCTTGAGATCGACCACGCCACCGGGGGTGTTGAGCAGCCACGGATCGGCGTCCCATTCGTCGGTGGTGGCCGCATGCCTGCGATCTGCCCGTGCCAACCGCTCCACGCCACCGACCGTACTGGCGCTGGCCAATTTGGCGGCAACCTTGGGGTTGTCGGCGCGCACCGCCGTCTGGCGGCAGACGCTGCGGATCAGATCGGTGGCCGCCAGCGTGTCCTCGGTGCGCCAGCGCTGACCGTCCCACACCAGCCACTTGCCCCAGCCGGCCACGTAGCGCCAATCCCGGTGGTAGCGGCGCATGAAGGCCAGCGCCAGCGCATCCTCGGTGCCCCAGACGGATTCGTCGCCGCTGACCACCGGCTCGGTATCGACGCTGAGGTCGTGCATCTGCAAGCGTGGGCCGTGGGTAAGAAAGGTGGCGACATCGAAGCCCTCTGCGATGGCGTCCGCCACGTCCCAGCCCTCGGCAGCCTCTTCGGGCGGGTAGAGGATGTGGCAGGACTTGGCCCCTGCCGACAGGATGGCCTGTGCTGCCTGCGTCGCATACTCCCAACCCGGCTTGTCGCGGTCGGGCCAGATCAGCACCGTCTTGCCAGCCAGCGGCGACCAGTCGGTCTTGTCCACCGGCGCCTTGGCACCGTGCATGGCGGTGGTGGCCACCACGCCTGCGTCGATCAAGGCCTGCGCGCACTTTTCGCCCTCGACCAGCACCACCTGCGCGGCATTGCTCATGCCCGGCTGGTTGTAGAGCGGGCGCGGCTCGGGCGGTGCCATCTTGCGCCGCTTGGCATCCCAGGGCCGAAACTGCTTCTTTTGCCCGGGGGCGGGTCGTAGCGATAGACGACGGCGATGAGATGGCCTGCTGCGTCGTGGTAGTCCCACTTGGCGCTCGCCGGGCCGAGCTCATCGACCGGCGCTTCCTTCTTCGCGTTGCGCACGGGTACCGAGCGCGAGCGCCCCAGCAGATCGGCAGCGGCATCCAGCACACGCGGAAAGTCGCTGTGAACGTTGATACCGCAGTAGCCGCCGATCAGCGCATAGATGTCGCCGCCTGAGTTGTCGGCACGATCCGTCCACAGCCCAGCCTTCTCGCCATTGAGCACCACCTCGAGGCTGTCGCCGGGGCTGCCCAGCACGTCGCCGATCAGGAACTTGCCCCGACGTCTCTTACCCGCCGGAAACATCGTGCCCAGCACCGACTCCAGTCGCGCCAGCAGATCGGCACGCAGCTCTTGGCGCTCGGCATCGCTGATGATGCGGCGGTTGTGATCGGGCAGTGGCGCGATGTCGTTGAAGTCGAGCGTCATTCGGCCTCCACACCATCGGCGCCAGCGTCGCGCCCCTGCGCGGCGTTGCTGCGCGCGGCCCAGGCAGCGAGTTCGGGCAGCCGGTAGCGCACCAAACCGCCCATCAGGTAGTGCGGAATCCGGTACTTGCTGCGCATGCAGCGGTCGGCAAACCAGTAGTACGGCAGGCGCAGTGCGGCCGCGGCCTGCTTGGCGTCGATCATCGGCTCGACGGCCTACGGCAGCGTGTCGTTGTGGCTCATGCTGGCATCCTCCCGCAGCGGTCTTGCCAGGCGCACATCCGGCATTCGAAGTGGGTCGGGTCATTGAAGGCGCGCGGCAGCAGTTCTGCGCCTTCAGTCGCCGTGATGACCCGCACCGCCCGATCCGACATGCGCTGGGCCAGCGCCGCGTCAAAAGGCACGGCCTCGGTGTAGATCTCCATCGTGTCGGCGTTGAGCGCCGTCAAGATGGCCGGGTGCTCGTGCAGTTCGAGATAGGCTTGGTAGATCGCCACCTGCGCGGCGTAGATGGGCTTGGAGGTGGTCAGGCCTTTTTTCTGCAGCTCGCTCCAAGACTTGTGGCCCAGGCATTTGCACTCCCACAGCGCCGGATAGGCAAAGCCCTGCGGGCCAGCGACGACCACGCCGTCGATGTGCCCCTGCAGGCGGCCATCGGCCACCGAGAAGCCAAACTGCTCGCCGTCGGCCTTGCGGGTGCGCAGGTCGAAACCCGCATCGCGCAGCCACGCGACCATGCAGTCCTCCATGAGGTGGCCACGCTCGAAGATGCGCAGCATCCGGCCCGGGATGTCGCGCCCGTGATCGACAGGTGCCTTGGCGTACTCGAACTGCAGCGCGCGCTCGCAGGCAGCGCCCAACCGCGAGGCACCAAGGTAGTGGCGCTCGGACTGCTGGGCGCGGGCCCGCTGCATGGCGGCATCGACCCGCGCGGTAACCTGGCCGGAGAGGCTCGAAGTGGCGTTGAAGTCGATCACGGCTTCTTCCCCTTCGGTTCTTCCCAAGGCAGGTCGTCCTCCAGATCGGCGAACGGATTGGCGGCGTCGGGTGCCAGCGGATCGGGCGTTGGCGGCATGCCACGCACAGGCGGGTACTTGCTCGCCTCGTGGTGTGCGACCATCGCCTCGGTGTAGCAAGT